ACTTGCATTGGATGCGGTTTGGCAGGATATGAAGTGAAGGATATTGCACCTATGTTCGCAGATGCACCACCAAACGTCATAATGCCAAAACCATTTCAAATATTTTTTAAAGGAGAATATTATGATCCAAGAGGATTTGAACACTCAACTTAGTCCAAGACAAGATTTTCTACATCAACTATTTGGGTATATTATAATGAGTGAAGTAGATGAAGCAATAGAAATACTTGATTATGTTGTTGATGATGCTATTACAGATCATAAATTTGAAGATATATTAAAGGACTTAGAAAAGAATGGATAACGAAAACAACGAGAAACTTTCAATTTTTGATTTTGGTTTCTCAACAACTACCGAAGAAGAATTAAAACGTTCTGAAAGAGAAAACATCGAGTCTTTACATACAAAGCTTTCAGAATCCAATGCTAAACTTATTGGACTCAAGGAAATTATCTGGCCTTTATTAGAAGAATTTCGTAAAGACCCCGGCAATCCTATCATCAAGTGGCCCAATCGTGTAGCAATCATTAATAATTTAATGAAGAAAATCAATGACTACATCAACGCTCAATAGACAATATGATCCGAGAAATCCTAGTAAATTGATTACCATTCAAGAATTAGTATGGCTTTATGAAGAACAAATAAAGCTTTCTATGTTGAAATCTAAAGATTCAACACGTCTTGTAGCTTGTTTATTAGGCATTTATTTAGCTGAAGAAGTTTTATATTATTCTACACATACTGTATATCATAATATAGGTAATAAAGAAGAAAAGAAAAGAATTATTGGTGATATTGTTAACGAAATAACAAAAAGACTTGGTTGTGAAGTTTATGGTTGTACAGCGGCAATTTTAGGAGAATATCTATAATATTTCTTAGTATCATCTTATTCTTAGCAGCGTTTGAATTATCAGGTATTTCAGCTTTCTTTAGTATAACAGGCATGACGGCAATCTTTCCGTCTGCCTATTGGTCAATTGTCGTTATGGGAATCGCGTTAGAAGTCGGTAAGCTGTCTTCTATCAGCTTTCTTCATTTCCATTGGAAAGAAGTTCCGGGTCTGATTAAGGCGTATCTTATTAGCGCCATAGTTATTCTCATGTTCATTAATTATATTGGACTGTTCGGCTACCTTTCAAAGGCTCATATCGAGCAACAGGTTAATAATAGTACTCAGTATGCACAAGTAGAAATTGTACAATCGAAGATTGATAACGAAACTAACACCATTACCGATTTAGATAAACAGATTGCTCAAATCGACAATGCCTTACAGAAGCTCACAGACACAGGCAGGGCAGCATCTTCACTTGCACAGGCACAGAGCCAGCGAAAGACGAGAGATAGCCTTGTAAAGGCCAAGACAGATCATTTAACGACACTCGATACACTCAAGAATCAAAAGATAACCGCAGAAGTTTCCAATAAGAAATTAGAAGCTGATTTTGGTCCTTTAAAATATATTGCTGATGCAGTCTATGGTAATCCAACGCCAGAACAAATGGAAAATATTGTAAGATGGATTATTTTTATTTTAGGATTCGTGTTTGATCCTCTGGCTTTATGTCTGTTGATATCAGCACAATTTACTCTGACAAATCGAAAGAAAAGGTTGACATATCCATCAAACGAGGGTATGATAACTATTGATGATAGTAAACTCTAAGGAGTAATATGGCACATTATGCATTTATTCTGGCATGGAAACAGCCACCAGAATCTATACCTGAAGAAGAATTTGAATTAATCTTGAAATTTTTCAAGGCTTATAGATTCAAAATGTTTGCAAATCAAATACCGCAAATATGGGTTGCAGAAGATGAGGGTCTAAATCCTGTAATTAGAATTGTAGGAAGAATTCCTATGTCAATTACTAGGCATTTAACCTCAATCTATTGTACTCGAATGTCAGATACATCTGGCGATTATATAGACAAAATCGGAGCAAAATAAGTTTGGTTAAGGCAAAAAAAGAAAAACTTGGTGGTTCATTAATTGAAAGATTACAAAGAGCCGGTTCAGGAAACATAACATCTACGTTAGCTTCTGATAGTGCATTTAATGTGCAAGCCGACACAGTGGCTACTACAGTACCTATTATCAATGTAGCATTTTCTGGTAAGTTAAACGGTGGATTTGTTCCGGGTCTTACAATTCTAGCTGGCGAGTCCAGAACTTTCAAGACTTTACTTTCACTTTTACTCTTAAAATCTTACTTAGATAAGTTTTCAGATGGTATCGGAATTATTTACGATATCGAAAGAGGCATCACCAAAGAATATTTAGATATGGTCGGAGTTGATTCTGATCGTGTACTTCTGCTTAGAGACATAATTCATATTGAAGAATTGAAATTCGATATGGTTAAGAGATTAGAAGAAATTGAAAAAGGTGATCACGTATTCTTTCTTGTAGATTCTTTGGGTATTATTGCTTCAAATAAAGAAATTGAAGACGCCATAGAAGAAAAATCTGTTACTGACATGACTCGTGCTAAATCTCTTAGAAGTTATCTTCGCGTCGTTTCTCCTTACTTCTTAAGTAAGGAAATTCCTTGTGTAATGATTAATCACGTTTATCAGACTTTAGAGAATTATTCAAAGACTGTAGTAGGCGGTGGTACAGCTATTATGTATATTGCTAATCAGGTTCTTATTGTTACTCGTGCTCAAGAGACTGAGGGTGAAGGTAAAGATAAAGAATTATTAGGATATAAATTTACCTTACATATTGAAAAATCACGATTTGTAAGAGAAAAGGCAAAATTAGCCTTTACAGTCCTTTTCGATGGTGGTATAGATGAAACTTCTGGCCTCCTTGAAGAAGCCAAGGAATTTGGATTGATAGAAGGTGGCGGCGGTGGATGGTATACTTATAATGGTAATAAGTATCGTTCATCACAATTTACCAAAGAATTTTGGAAGCCAATTCTAGCAAATGAAGAATTCCAAACATTTGTTGAAAACAAATATAAATTATCAGGAAATTATGATGATAAAGAAGATTCTAGCGAAAGTTGATATCGAATTCTTTAAGAAATTTAAAGAAAGATACGAAGGTTGGGACATTGTACGATATGAAGATAATTCGCTCGTCATGATCCCACCAAAGCGTGAACCTATTGTAAGGAAACGAAGATGGCCATGAAAATTGGTGTGACAGGCACTCGTAATGGCCTTAGTAAGGACCAAAAAGAATTTGCTAATACTGCATTATTCAATATTCCTTTAGGAAATCCATTAGAAAAATATGAATTTCATCATGGAAATTGTATTGGTGTGGACGTTGAAGTTGCTGCCATAGCAAGGCAATATAGTTATCACATTGTATGTCATCCTCCGATGATTAAAGATTTGATAGGAGACTTCATATCTGATGAATATCGACCTCCCTTAACATATTTTCAGAGAAATCGTAATATAGTTAATGAAACAGAACTTTTGCTTGCATTTCCTAAAGAAATAGAGAGACAAGCAAAAGGAGGAACGTGGTATACGGTAGATTACGCTAATAAACGTAATAAAGCTGTAATTATTATATTTCCAGATGGTAGTACAAAAGGGCATAACATTTAATGTGGAAAACTTTAGCAGTAGATATTAGCGATGATATTATATCAATAGATGGTAACGTCTGTACATTTGATGTACTCCATGTTATTGTAACTGAAAAATTTCCCCCGGATGAAGATTTAAAATACTTCTACGAGGAACTATCTACAGATATAGAACTCGGTCTGACTGATCTTGTTCCATTGAAAGACTATCTATTAGTCCGAACGGAAATTTTAGACGAAGAAGAAATTAACAAATGGAAACAAATTCTTGGAGAATATAAAGAAAATGAGTAATACAGAAGTATCAGGTACAGAAGAAATAAACTCAGGTCATCTTCGTTCTTTTATTGAGCGTATTGAGCGTCTTGAAGAAGAAAAGAAGGTAATTGCCGAAGACATTAAAGACGTTTACGTTGAAATAAAGTCTAATGGCTTTGATGTAAAGATTGTACGCACTATTGTCAAGCTCCGTAAGCTAGATCGTGATAAGCGTCATGAAGAAGAAGAAATTCTTTCACTTTATATGCAAGCCATTGGTATGAATTAATGACTGTTAAACAAGAAAGCATAACTGTTATACTTATAACATTAATTGTGCTGTATATTTTAGGTTATACTATAGTTTATGGACCATAATTAATGCCAGTATTTTTAATTTGTGTTTTAGCAGTAATATTAGCAGTCGCAACAATTTTAGGATATCATTAAGTGTTTTTACCGTTTGATTTAGATTTATTTGCATTTTTCTTTTTAACTCTTATTTTTCTGAGTTATAGATTTTGGATCGGACTTCCGATATTAATTATTTTTTATAGTGCTTTATTATCATACTTTGGATTTAATCCAATATCAAATTCTTATCAATGGCTTTCTGAGAATTATGTAAAAGCCATTCTGTACGTATTTACATATGTTGCCATTGGTGTATTATGGTCAATATTCATGTGGTATGTAAAAGTAAAGAAATGGATAGGTGAAGTTAAAGTTAAAAAAGCTAATTATGATAATTTAGCTGTCAAAAAAGATTTAAATTTTAAAGCTTATTATTCCAGAGTATCTTACGACACACTTGACTCTATGAAGGTTTCTAATTATAAGTCAGAAATCATTTTCTGGATTAGTTTTTGGTGGTTTTCATTCATTGAAACCTTCTTCGGAGAATGGCTCAAGAATTTCTTCAACGGAATCTATACTCTTTTCAGTAGCTTATATGGTGCAATTTTGTCAAATGAATTAAAAAAAATTGGAATAGATAATAAATCTGTTGACATCGATAAGGAAGTAGGATAAATATAAAGCATGAATCTTTAATTAAGATTAACTGGCTCTGAGGTGGCCGAATGGCAAGGCTCGCGACTGTTAATCGCAGGACTCCAAAAGAGAGTAGGTTCGATTCCTACCCTCAGAGCCAGTTAATTTTTTAAAAGGTTCGAATTTTACTATAAATGCTCCGAAGATTAATTTCAACGGAGTATTTTTTTGTCTAAAAATTCTGAAGGTGTAATTAGATGGCGTATTAAAACAAAATCTTTAATTATTGAACATATGGGTGGTTGTTGTCAGATATGTGGTTATAATCGTTGTCAAAACGCTTTAGATTTACATCATATTAATCCTAAATTAAAGGAGTTAACATTTGGTGAAATTAGAGTTAATCCTGTTGCTATTGCAAAAATTGCAGAAGAATTAAAAAAATGTATTTTATTGTGTGCAAATTGTCATAGAGAATTTCATGCAGGATATATTTGTTTACCTGATGATTATGCCATTTTTGATGATAAATTTATACAAAATTCAAGACGTGAGATTGACGAACGAAAAGAAAGAGCAAATCAAAAAATTAAGAATAAATTAAAAGGTGGTAAGCGTTTAAAAATTCTCTTGACGAACGAAGAATTTATTGCTAAGTTTCAATCTGAATTTAAGGGTAACAAATCTAAATTTGCCGAGTTCCTTAATGTTTCTGAAGCTGCTGTCAGAAAAAGACTGAAGAAGATCGAGAGTATAAAATGAAGAAGATCGACATTTTTAATTTCCTTTTCAAGTCGGCTATTGCGATTGATGAAGTCGCGGCTAATGCTCGACTCGTCTCGATTATCACCTACAAGAACACTGTTGTTTCTGTAGGCTTTAACAAAATGAAATCTCATCCTTTCCAGAAGAAGTTTGGAAAGAATTCTGAGGCTATTTTTCTTCATTCTGAAATTGACGCTATCAAGAATGGTCTGCGTCATATCGATCAGGACGACTTTAAGAAGTGCGAGCTTTATAGCCTGCGTGTCAAGCGTGAAAGCCGTAACGGACCTTTTGTGACTGGCATTTCTATGCCTTGTGATGGATGCATGAGAGCAATTGTTACATTTGGTATTAAAAAGGTGTTTTACACCGAAAATGAAAAAAACTGCTTTACTTGTCTATAAATAAAGAGTATATTCTGGAATGGTGTAATTGGCAGCACGCAACTCTCTGAAAGTTGAAATACAGGTTCGAGCCCTGAGTCCAGAGCCAATTTTTTAATAATGTGCTTAGATGGAGAATAGTTTAATTGGTAAAACAATCGACTTTGAATCGATTAACAGGAAATGCTTGTGTAGGTTCGAATCCTACTTCTCCATCTAAGCACATCAATTTCTACCGTTAGATAAATAATAAAACGGAGAAATTGATGCAGTCTGATTTAATAAAACAATATCTTATTGAAGGTAAATCTTTTAAAGAAATACAAAGCGTTGTAACTATTTCTAAAGCTACATTATCGTATCATAAGAAAAAACTTGGTTTACCAACGTTATCCTGTGGTAAGAGATATAATTGGAAATTGATAGGTGAAGACCTTGACAATGGTTATGATATATAATATATTATAGATAAGTATGGTGTTTCAAATCATACTCTTTTAAATGCTAAATATAAAAATAAAATATTTTTTGAGATTCCAAAAAAGACATTAGAAATTTATACTGTAGAAAATCATTCTAAAGTTGGTTCAAATATAAGAAATAAAATCAAAAAGTTAATAAAAGAAAAAAACGGAATTCTTGAATGTCAAGAATGTGGTGTTGGAGAAATTTGGAATAATAAGAAATTAGTTCTTCAGCTTGATCATAAAGATGGAAATCCTAAGAACAATTTTATTGACAATTTAAGAATTTTATGTCAGAATTGTCATTCTCAAACACATACATTCGCTGGCAGAAATGTAAAAAGGAACTAAAATGAAAAAATATATTTGGCTTCTTGTAGGGCTTCCGGGTGTAGGTAAGTCAACTTGGCTTAATAATCATGCAGTCAATCGTAAGGATGCTGTTATTGTATCTTCAGATACAATCATCGAGGATATGTGCAAGGCAGAAGGATTGACCTACAATGAAGGGTTTCAACGTTTTATCAACGTTGCACAGAAAAAGTTCTTTCTCGATCTGGCAGAAGCTTTGATCGATGGTAAGGACGTATTCGTGGATCGCACGAATTTGACTGTAAATTCACGTAAGAAAATTCTCGATTTGGTTCCTGCCGGATATGATAAGCAGGCAATCGTTTTTCATTGTGATCATAAAATTCATAAGGAAAGACTCGCTTCAAGACCGGGAAAGACTATTCCGGGTCATGTCATCGACCAGATGGAAACCACATTTCAAATGCCGACTGTAGACGAAGGTTTCAGCGGTATCACCACAATCAATACAAACTGAGGTATAATATGAGATATGCAAATTTTGATAGAGTAAAACTAAAAACAACATTTACACTTGAAGTTGTAAAAAATGAGAGTGAACGTAAAAATATTTTTTATGTAAAAAACCCTTGGAATTACGATCCACAATTATTTAAAATATCTGAACATGATATAGATTTTATCGTATATGATGCACCATTAATTGTTGGTGAATTGGTAGAATATGTTAACGATTCAAATAAAAAAGGGTTGTGGACAATTATATCAATTAATGATGGTTATGCATGGTGCAGAGCCAATTCACAGACATACAATACTTTTAAAATTTTAGAGCTAAAAAGATATAGAGGATAAAAGAAATCCTCATATGTCAGAAGCTAAAGAAAAAATGAGACAATCAGCACTAAAAAGAGGTAATAATAAATGAGTGATAGTATTTTGTTAGGAGGTACGGAATTAATGGTAAAGCGTCTTAAAGATTCTTTACCATCAGAATTATTGGATAATTTTCAGATTATTCCGACAAGGTTAACAGAAGAACTTGATGAAAGCAAAATTCGTATTGCTTATATTCATGATCTTGCGAATGATCCTCAACTTGCATATCTCGATAATGGCGGATGGCGAAAGTTTCATTTGCTAGTTTTCGTTTCTAATTGGCAGATGCAATCTTTCATTGGCCGTTATCAAATTCCTTGGGAACGTTGCCTAGTCATTCAGAACGCAATTGTACCTATTGACGTAGACCTTGATAAGAAGCCTACTGACAAGGTTCGTCTGATTTATACACCTACACCGCATCGTGGTCTGAATATCCTCCTACCAGTCTTCGAAAAGCTGTTAGAAGTCTATCCTGATCTAGAGTTAGATGTTTTTTCTTCATTCAAGCTTTATGGATGGGAACAAAGAGACGATCAATTTAAGTCTCTCTTTGAAAAATGTGAGAATCATCCTAACATAAATTATCATGGTTCACAATCTAACGAAGTCGTTAGAGAAGCCTTGAAGAATGCACATATCTTTGCATACCCTTCAAAGTGGCAGGAAACAAGCTGTCTATGTCTTATAGAAGCTATGTCTGCCGGTCTGATCTGTGTTCATTCCAATTTAGGCGCTCTTTACGAGACAGCCGCTAATTTTTCATATATGTATCAATTTACAGAAGATGAAAATCGTCATGCACAAATATTTTACAGTGCATTGAGAATGGGTATTGAAAATCTCAAGAATGATGTTAATATAGGGTTGAGAATAAAGCACCAGAAGGTATATGCAGATCAAGTTTATAATTGGAATGCTCGCAAAGACCAATGGAACGCTTTACTTAATTCAATGTTAACTCTACCTAGAGAATTCGAAAAGCCAAAGTTTGTTTACAATACAGGATATTAATTATGACTGAGAAACTACCAGTAAATATTGAAGAAAAAGGTTGGGTATTGGATTTTCGCTACAAGAATAAACTTGTAACTGAAGATTTTATTCGAAATCTTATTGAAAAGCAAATTCAATCTCTTAGCGATAAGGGTATTGAAATGTTTTCTGCTGCTCTTTATGCAGAAGCAAAAAAGCGTGCTAAACCACGATCTTTATCTATTGATCCTTGGGGTAATGAAGCCGCCTAAGCACATTGATATTTACAATTATTATTGTGCCATCTAGTAATATTAGATTTTAAAGCTTTTAAACCACACTTGATACAAGTAGACTTTTTATAAATTCTACTATCATTTGAGTGTTTGATTTTTTCTAATGTTTCTAAAGAATGGGATATTCCTTTATTCCAAGGGATATCACCACTTTTAAATTGTTTAGGTGGAATAATTCCTTGTTTAGCAATAGATTTCTTTTTTCTGGTTTCTTTAGATTCTTTAATTCCTTTTTTGACTCCGACAAGTTCACCAGATAGCCAACGAGGATCATCTTTAGAGACTTTTAGACCAAATCCATTTTTATCAACAACTGATATTTTACCTTTATTTGCTTTAGAAATTTTTTGTTTTTGAAAATTTGTTTTTGGGTTTCCTTTTTGTAAAGGAAAACAATCTCTACCGCCTTCTGTCAGGTTATATAAAATACCTGTTGAATTTAGTTTTCTGCCATAAAATGCAATTAATTCTTCTTCTAAATAAAATGCTTCATCTTCAAAAAGATCAGTCGCATACATAATTATGGGAGGATTTTTATTTGTCTCTTGACGAATTGTTTGAATTAAGTTATACTTATCTAAATTAGTATACTTTTCCCTACAGTGTGTTAAATGTATTTTATGTCTGTTTCCACAACCTTTACCAATATAAAATGGCTGATTATTATCTAAAGGGTTTAAATAAATGTAAACATAAAATTTAGTTTCTAACATGAGTGATTCTCCTTACTTATTATTTATAGAAAAATCACTTGATTTTCACGGAAGGATGATAAATATTTCAATTTTGGTAGATTTTCACGGAACCATGATAGCCTCTATCATGGTTCAAATTCATAGAGATAATAATTATCTGATCGACGAAGACCTGATTAGACACAGTATTCTCAATAGTATTCGTCGATATAGAACTAAGTTTGGTCGAGAATATGGTAACATGATTATTTCATGTGACTCTGGTAGTTCTTGGCGATACTCTATATTCGAACAATATAAAGCAAAACGTAAGAAAAGTAAAGACGAATCTGAATTTGATTGGGTAGCTATTCACGAATACATGGATAAAATCAAAAAAGAATTGCGTGAATATATTCCTTTTCCTGTCCTTCAGGTTGCCAACGCCGAGTCCGACGATATTATCGGAACTTTGGCTTCTTCACCATATGTGAAGAAGTGTCTGATTATTTCGGAAGATAAAGATTTCTTACAATTATTATCAGAAAAAGTTTCTATATACAAACCTATTAGAGATATATTAATCAAGTTGAAAGATTGACCAACCTTCAGAATTTTTTCTTTCCTCAAAATTTCTAATAAAATTTGCTTTATTAGAAATTTTTGGTACAGTATTGTATTCTTCATTAACATCCTTATATAATTGACTAAAAGATATTTTATGTATATTACAAAATTTTTTTAATTCTCCATGAATAATATACTCTATATCATTATGAAAGCGTATATAAAAGCCATTGATTTATCCTATTTTCTGTGGTAATATATTATTTATATAATAGGATAAGGATTTTAATCAATGAAGGAAGAATTTTATACTAAAGATGAAATAAAGAAGTTTCTGTTTGAGCACATTATTAAAGGTGATGCAACGGATGGAATACCGAATATATTTTCTGATGATGATACTTTTATTAATAATACCAAGAGACAAAAGCCAATTTATCAAAAAAAGATTGATGAATGGTTTATAAATAAAAATGAGTTTGATAAGGTCATTGCAGACTCTCACTATATCAGAAATGATCGATTAATTAATTTAAAGCATACACCAGCAGAAATCAAGGCTGATATTATAAAAGATTTGATTGATCAAAGCAAAAAGCCAAATTTGCTTATGGATTATCTTCAAAAGTATAATCTTGCATATTTGCTAGAACATTACCAAGAATTTATTTAGGAGACATGAATGGCAAGAAATAAACCAATTTCTGAGGTTTTTAAGGAAGCATCAGAAATCCGACTAAAGAAAGATCGCATTGATTTTCTGAGAAGTCATGCAACGCATTTAATGCGTTATGTCGTGCAAGGAGCATATCACCCTAACGTGTTTTGGCTTTTACCTAAAGGTGTACCTAACTTTAAGAGGTCAGAGCCAGTGGGGTCCGAAGGGGCTTTCATGCAGGAATTTAATCGTCTTTATCTATTCTGTAAAGGCGGAAATGATAATCTAAAACAGTTTGATAGAGAAAGACTGTTTATTAATATGTTAGAAAAACTTCATCCAGATGATGCAATTCTACTTTGTCATGTTAAGGATAAAAAAATTAATTATTCATTTCTTACATATGCTCTTTTTAAGGAAGCCTTTCCTGACTGGCTACCAGAAAAAGCTAAAGAAGAAAATGATGTTGACTAAATCAGAAATTGAGGATACAATTCGACATCTAAGAAAAAGATCAGATGCTTTTAACTATTATAAGGAAGGATTTTCTTATGACGTAAGAGACGAGCGAGTTGATTACCTTGTAATTGGATTTCTAGAAGATTTTTTAAAACTAGATAAGGAAAATAACAATGAATAATGATTTACGCGATACAATGGAACGATTTCTTAAGGGAATGTTCCAGAAAGCAAGCGGAGATAGAATTGATGAAGTTCTATTCAAGCAAGTTAAGGGAAATAATACAGTCGTATTCAGAACCCTTGTAGACAAGGACGAACTCGATCTTAGGGAAACCTATAACGAATATTCATTAACTTCAGATGAACTTCTTGAATTCATTTTGACCGATCAAAAGGTTGTCGATTTCATTCATGGTTACTATGCAGAAAGCCTTGCTGAGCTTCATGGTTACTATGATCCTGATTTTGAATTCGATGATGAATTAGAAGATGCATTTTTTAAAGGTTTAGTATAATTGCCTAATTATAACGTAGAAAATAAAGAAACAGGCGAATATTCAACAGTATCAATGCCTTGGGTTGAGTTTGAGGATTATCTAAAAAATAATCCTCAATTTCGACAAGTTTTTGAAAAGGTTAGACTTAGTTATAGAGGCGTCGGAGACGTCAAAGTTCCCGAAGATTTCAATAGTATATTGAAGAAAATCAAAAAGGATTATCCGGGGTCTACAATTAATCCATTAAAGTAAAAGGTTATAAATAATGGAAGAAGAACAAGAGCAAAAAGAAAAAGGAGACTTCTTGACCGAACGTAAGAGTAATAAGAAACCACAACTCCGTATTATTAAGCCAAAAACAAAAAATCAAGATAAAATTTTTAAAGCATTTGAAAATGAAAAACATGTTTTGATACATGGAACAGCCGGTACAGGTAAGACTTTTCTAGCACTTTATCTGGCACTTGATGCAGTTTTGAATAAAAGACTTTTTAATGAAGTGGTAATTATTAGATCAGCAGTTCCAGCAAGAAAGCAAGGCTTCTTACCCGGAAACGAAGAAGAAAAGAACGAAATTTTCGAAATACCTTATGAAGCTATTGTCAATGATTTGATGCAGGCTCCCGGTCAATATAAATTTCTCAAAAATGAAAAGAAAATTAGATTCGTTTCTACCTCTTACCTTAGAGGTATTACACTAGAAAACGCTATCGTCATTATTGATGAAGTACAAAATTTCAATGGTGGTGAAATCGATACCAGTATGACACGAGTCGGTCATGGTTGTCGAGTTATGATTTGTGGTGACACAAAGCAAAACGATCTACTTTATCTACATGAAGACTCATGTTTAGAAGACGTTTTGAAGATTGTAGATAAGATGAAGTCTTTTGCTACAATTAAAATGACTCCTGCCGATAACCAGAGACATGATATTGTCAGAGAATGGATTGAAGCAAGAGACAGTAGTTCAAATACTCTGCCTAGATTTATTACAGGTTAATAATCTTGTCAGGATGGATTTATGAAGGTAAAGAAATAGACGAATCAGACATTCCAGCCGGAAGCGTAGGATTCGTCTATATCATTTTTATAGCCGGTACAGATAAAAAATATATAGGTAGAAAGATTTTAACTTCTACCAAGAGGAAACCTCCGAAGAAGGGTGAAACCCGACGCACCAAAGTCGTCTCAGCTTCTAACTGGCAAAATTATTACGGTAGCTCTGCTGAAATGAAGAATCTGCTATTGACACAGGGTAAGGATGCCTTTATAAGAAAGATTGTTCGCTTCTGTAAGAGCAAGTCTGAAATGGCTTACTACGAGGCAAAGCTTATATTTGAAGAAGACGCCTTACTTAAAGATGAATATATCAATAAGTGGCTCACCTGTCAAATCAATGGAAAAAATCTAAATTATCTAAGGAAGTAAATTGAGTCGTTATCATATTTGTAATAAGTGGGACTTCAGATTCTTGAAGCTCGCCAGAGAAGTTTCTACGTGGTCTAAGGACGGAACAAAAATAGGGGCCGTATTGGTACGTCCCGACAAGACAGTCGCCTCAGTAGGCTTTAATGGGCTTCCTAGAGGCATTGAAGATCAAGACTATCTTGGAAACCGAGAACTTAAAAATAAGTTTGTAATTCATGCCGAGCAAAATGCAATTCTTTTTTGTAGCGATAAAGACACCAATAATTATACTATGTACGGTTGGGGTCTGCATCCTTGTGCTCATTGTGCTTCCGTATTAGCACAAAAAAATATCAAGAGAATTGTTAGTATAGATGCTGCTAAGTTAGCATCACCTTCTTGGAAAGAAGCACAATTTCTTGCAGAAGAAATTCTAAAAAAATGTAATATTGACAACGATCACTATACAATAGAGGAATTTGAAGAAGATTATGAATATATCAATAAGTAAGGGTAACGATGAATTAACACAGCTTGACAAGATTGCCAAGGTGCTGTATGAAATGTATAATTTCGATACGCAACCTGATATGCTAGTCACAGGCATATTTACGACACCTTATCAAAAGCAAGGTGTACAGTATACAGAAGAAGAACTGAAAAGTTTTAATTATCATTATGATAGAATTCAAAATAATGCTGACGAGAATACCCCAATGATTTATGCATGGCGTAAGTGGGGTCCAAAGGCTGTAGAAATTCAGCTTCGTTTAGAGAAACAAGGTTTAACAATAAAGGAAATTTAATATGTCAACAAATTATTTTTATGAAGAATTAGAAAAAATAATTTCAGAGTATAATTTTGAAATTGCTGATGATAATACATTCGTTAATATGAAAAAAAGTGTATATTCATTTGTAAATAAACTATATGATAATGGGTTTATTCTAAAAATTTCTGATAAAGAAGTTAATTTAGAAAACTTATGTATAGTAGTGTATTCAGAGAATGATAATATCACAGTTGTTTTTAATGATAATCGTTATGATGTTATGTTAAAAGTTGTATTTGAATTTAATTCTGTAAAATTTGAGGAAATCTAATACGTCAAAGTTGGATTGAAAGAAGGACATAAAATTATGAGTATTGAAGGTCGTGGTTTTAAGCGCAATACAATCGAAAAAGTTATTCGTGCAAAGATTAATAACTGGCTAAAGTCAATTAATGATGATAATCTAAAGAAAATAATCAAAGAAAATTACATTCTGACTGGTGGAGCTATTACTTCACTCTTGCAGGGTGAACAACCTAATGATTATGATCTTTATTTTGCAACTCGTGAGTCTGCTGTTAAGGTAGCAGAATATTATCTTGACAAGTGCTCAAAGGAGCAGGACAGCAAGGTTAAGATTTATATTGACGAAAATGTAGCTGATCGAGTCAAGATTGTCATCAAGTCAGTTGGTATTCTTCAAGGTGCAAAAGACAATACTGAAGGCTACGAGTATTTTGAGACTTTCGAAGGTCAAGATGGTGTAGCAGATACAATTGAATCTTACCTTAACAAGAATAATGTAAAGAGTCAAGAAAAGTATGCTGTTGCAATGGTAACAAGCAATGCTGTTTCGTTGAATAACGATGTACAATTAATTTTTCGTTTCTTCGGTGACGCAGCAGAAATTCATAAGAATTATGACTTCCTGCATGTTACAAATTATTTCACCGAAAAGGATGGTCTAGTACTCAATTCAGATGCTCTTGAGGCTATCATGTCCAAGACATTGAAGTATGTCGGATCACGATATCCGATCTGCACCATGTTCCGTATTCGAAAGTTTATCAATCGAGGATGGTCAATCAATGCAGGAGAAATGCTAAAGATTGCATTTGATATCAATAAGTTAGACCTTAATGATATCAATGTGTTCTATGAGCAGCTTGTAGGCGTCGATGCAGCATACTTTCATCAGCTTATGGGAATGCTCGATAAGTGGATTAAAAAGAATCCTGATGTAGAGCTAGATCGTAGCTATCTATTTGAATTGATTAACAAAGTCTTCGAAGATCATGATTTTTCTGATATGGAAGAACTTCATGACGAGGTAGACGGTGAGTGACTTCACATATAAGTGGGGAGAAGATGTCCGAGCAGGAATTTATTCATGGTGGCCTATTGCAGAGAAGCAAGGGCTCACCAAGGTTGAATTTCTTATCTATGCATTTGACTTGCTTATTAACGAAGATTCTGGTAAGCTAAAAGAGCTTATCAAGGCTTCTATTGAAGCTAATCCAGATATGGTAGCCAAAGCAAAAAAGAATCCTAAGCTTGCTAACTGGTTTATTGGTCAGGTAATGAAGTTAGATTCTTCTTTCGATCCTAAAGCTTTGTTAGAAGAAGTCAATAAACAATTAGAGGTATTGTAATGGATATATGCGGTGTTGATATTAGATTAGATCAATATCAGATTTCTTCACAAAGAATAAAGAATTCTCTTGAATTAATTTTTAAATATGGTCAAGTAGATGGTTCACACCATAAGGCTTGGGTTATAGATCAAGTTACCAGAATTCTAACAGAACATCAATATGATGAATTTGTTTCTGAATATGGTGGTTATGGCGAATTTGAATGGGATACAGGAGTTGCTCCATGATTAATATACTTAATACAATTAAACAGGCTATTAAAGAAACCATTGAAGAAATCGGAATGGCTAATTTCCGTAGAACATCTTTCTTTGCCTCAAATCAAACAAAATATTCTGACTACTGTCCAGATTACGATAATGTAACTCAGGTAGAAAAGAATATCTATACTGATGGAAAAGAATTCTTTTTTTCCGATGAAACCGGAGATTTAGCCGGTCCATACGAATCAGTAGATCAGGCAAGAACTAAACTCAAAGAATATTGTCATTGGTTAGAAACAGGAGAAGTGGTATGACACACGATCAAGTTAAAAATGTTGTAAAGTATCCTACAGAATTTAAGCGTAATTACAAACGTTTTTATGGAAGACACTGGATCGATCCTCAAGATACTCATGAACCTATTTCAACACAACAAATTTCAATATTTGTTCTTGGGCTTGTAGTATTTTTATGGATTGCAGCTTTTTTAATTTAAGGGTTGACATTCAAAGTCGGATATGAGATAAATAGATTGTAGACGGAATGAATAACTAAACTTAGAAATCTCTAAAGAAATCTCTAAAGAATGTTCTTGGTTCCCTATGTATATGTATATGAATAGTAGTCTTACTACCATATATGTACAGCGTTCGTTCTGTTTACATGTAAACGTTGAGCTATCGTAGATAGTGCTGAAAGACCGGGGGGCAGTACCCCGCCGGTCCACCAAAAGTGTATATGAGACAATTAAAATTATTCGGATAATAAAGATTATAGTCGTTATAATGTAATCCGAACATTATACATATACGTTTTTGATGGGCCGGAAATAGGCTCGATTTTGGCAGGAAGTGGGTAAGGAGTTTACCGGGCGGTGTCGCTCTGATACGGGACACAAAACTGTAAATGTCGCAGCTAATGACAATAGACCCGCTGTTTCTGAAGCAATGAGAATTGCAGCTTAAACTTTAAGGTTTTGCAGTCCGAGGGGAACTGTATAAAATAATCCCCTCACTTCTTTCTTTTATATTAGAACATATATAACGATCATTAACTCGACCTTTATGACCGCCTACATAAAATAATTTAGCTTTGGTATCATACCAAATGTATACATAACCAGTATAAATAATTGTTGACAAATGCTGTCTCCTAAATTAAAGTCTAATGAGATAGAATGAATGGAAGCGGGAACTTCGCGATTCGTGTCATTTATTTATAGGAGGATAATATGACTAAGAAGCAAAATCGCCGTGCTCGTCGCATCCTCAACAATAACATGGAATTCAATATGCCGATTTCCGGTCACAAAATGAACAAGATTAAATATGGTTGTGGATTAGCAGTACAGGATATCAAACTTAAATATAACGAAGAATAAGGAGTAGATATGTCTATCTATAAAAACCTTACCATTGCAGAATGGCAACATAAATTCGCCGGAGAATTTTTTGATCTTTTTGTTGAATATGAATTAAAATCGTTTGGTAAACGTATTATATTAGAAGCAAATCTTTATGAAATTGCTTATAATAATGCGGTAGCAGCTTCCGACGAGTGGAAACAAATTGATCCTGTGGAATCTGCAAAAATTAAATTTCTCGAATTAAAGATAGGATAATATGTTAAAGAGTTTACTATTAGTTTCTATACTGATTTTTGCATCAGTAGGTATTGCACATGCCACAGAATTAAAAATTACAAAAGAAATGCAGGCCGAAATGTGTCCTACACCTTTTGATCATTCTAGGATTGGTAATCAAAAGCCATCTTTTGGTTGGGTAAATCCATTTACTGATGTGATTAATAGTTATTATATCGGTCCAGAAGGTATTGTTCTGCATGTAGAAACAAAGATTAAAAATAATAAAGTTGTTTCAAGCTGTATAACAGAAGTTGGAGCTATTCCGGGTGTTATTGATATTCCTACACCTAATACAGCACCAACACCAAAGGACGCACCAAAGGGTGATGTTCCTGCACTATAAGGTAAGATATGTCTATTGTAAATAAGCTAACCGAAAAAGTTTTCGAATATTTTAAATATCGTGATGTCGTTAAAGAATTAAGTTCAATGACAGACCGAGAACTTTGTGATATTGGTATTTCACGTTGCGATATTCCATGCATTGCTAAGGAAGCCTCAAAAAATGGCTAAACTTTTAAAAGATATTCTTATATCAGAAGGAATCGAACATCTGTTCAAAAATCGAGCAGTAGGAATGATTTCTGCTGTAAAAGGACATCATACAGAAAAGCAAAATGCTGATCTAACAAGCCAGCTTGGAAAAGCTTTAAAAAATCGTGGACATACTGTAATACCAGCAAAAGGTGGCTACGTCGAAAATTTTGGTACAGATGTTGCAAAGCATTCTCATGAAGATTCATTTGTGGTTGCACATAAAACGCAGGGTGATGATCATGGTGCTTTGTTAAAAGATTTAACAGAACTTGGTGCTCGTTACGGTCAAGATTCTATTCTTCATAAGCCTCATAATTCAGATGTTGCATCATTTCATGGTACAACAGATGGCGTTTGGCCGGGAAAAGGAAAAGTTGAACCTGTAGGAAGACTAAATACTAAGTCTAAGAATCCACAGTATTACACAGAATTGCCAAACGGCAAGCGATTTTCCTTCGAATAGCACTTGACATTTTATTCTCTTGTGAGATACTAAATTTTCATGATGGAGATAAAAATGACAAAAGAACGTTGGAAGGCAAAAATTGTTATAAATGTACCTGTAAAAGGTAAGATTGAAGAAATCGAAGAAATTTTTCTTTTTGATGAATATGTGGAATTAGGCGACTATATCGAACAAGGTCCAGATTGGAACCTAATCGTTAGAGTTACTGTAGTTCATAACACATAGGAGCATTATGTTAAAATATCTTATCCCTTTTCTGCTTGTATCAAGTCTCGCCTTTGCTGATGAAGCAAAGATTAAGACGCCAAAACTCGACAAAGTATCTTGTTCAACAAATTTTGAACAAATGAAGTCTGACCTTCATAATGCCGGTTATACAGCATTATTCGTTGCCAAAGATGTAAAAAATAAATCAATCTTGCATGAAGTGATGTATGATGCAGCCACCGATCATTTGGCTTCTATTACTATGTATACAGAAGCAGATGGTAAGACTGTGGATAAGATTTGTCTCGATAATGTATTAGTCGAGCCATATGGATTTGGTCCCACCTTTAGGGACTTCGTTGTTCATCAAAAGATCGACGACTTCAATAAAGCAGCAGATGCCGTTGTTGAAGAAAAAAAGAAACACGCCTTAGAAGAACATGATCCTTTTCAGGGTGATCCTACTAAATCATAACTAATGGAGTTTAAAATGAGTAAGACAGCAACACAGTATAGTGCAGAAATTGAAACACTTTTGAGTGAGGCAAATAAGAATGTTGAAAAGGCACTCGCACTTGCAAATGAAACAGGATTGGTTGTAAATTATCATCCTGATGGTATGGGAACTTATTATCCAAAGCTTACTAAGGATCAAGTCCTCAAGTGGGTTGAAGAAGGTTCATACCCCAACCTAAGTTGGGAAGATAGGGATCGTGCTGATCAAATTCTTTCAGGAGAAGTTGATCACTTCGACGAAGATGATGATTATGATCATTGGCAGACATCATTTTGTTAATAAAGGAGATTTAAAATGAATAAGTATTCAAAGTCAGAAGCCATTTCTCTTGTTGAGAGTGGCGATTATAATGCTCTTTCTGAAGAAGATAAAAAGCTTGTAATTGTCGCTCTAAAGGGTGATACTGAGTCAGAAGAAGAATGGACTTCTTCTGACTGGAACAATTCTGGTTGTATTGATTTCTAATTAAGGAATTTTATTATGATTTTTGTGACAGGATCAAGTGCCTTAAAGAATTATTTCGGTAATTCTTTTTGGCGTGAAATGAAAGACGAAGATTATCTTATCTCACAGGAGAGATACGACTTTGTGAAAAAAGTCTATAAAGATAATAAAAGTTTTATTATGGAAACTGCCACAAAGCGTGGTTATACCATGTTTGTAAACGGTAGCAAGCCAGTAGAATTTGAAATTTGTGAGCCGGGAACTACTGGTTACGAATTCATTCAAATTCGTAACGAAATCTCACAATATCCAAAAAAGAGTATACCATTTCTAACACCTTTTGAGGTAGGAATGTTTAAGTATACTCATAGGTTCCTGAAGAATTCACCACACTTTAAGAAGACTATGGACGATTTAATCATGCTGAAGTCTAAAGGATGGATGCATGATAAGTCAATTTTTTATGCTGACTGGATCAAAAAGCGAGAAAAAGAAACGTATGACTATAGTCATCCAAATCTAAACGTAAAGAAAAATGATTTTTTTCGTAAGGATACTGGTATCGACTATATCTATGATCATGATAGTATTCACGTATCAGTCGCTTTAGGCGAGCGTCCTGCATATTTTAAATATTTAGCAGATGGTGCAGCAATCAAAACTTCTAAAGAGAAGTTTAATTCTTTGCCACTTGAAAAGCAACTTCATGGTCCTCTAGAAGAATCATATGTGCTGGCATTAGAGCGTCACCAGATACCGAATGGATTTAAGCCTGATCGTCGAAAGTCTTTCGAAATCGGTTTGATGAAGGTTTGTACTTCTGTGACTTCAGGATGGTTCAGAGAATTCGCTTACTCAAATTACTATGACATTTTGAAACTTTACGACGAGAATTATGTTGACAAGTTTCACATTGCTCTAGATAATGGTGTCATAAAACCATTTACAGGTACAATGTAAGGAAAATTATGTATAATACAAGACCAGAAAGATTTCTCAGCCATGATCAGATTAGGGCTGTAGAAACATTTGCTTCGCTCCATATGGGAACTGGCATTAAAAGAACATACGCAATTGGTGATATTCATGGTTTGAGTGATCACCTTTTGCGTCTGTTGAAATTTATCAACACTTCTCAGCCTTTTGATACACGTCCTTCTCGATTAGTGTTTCTAGGCGATTATATCGACCGTGGAAAGGCTTCAGCAAAAGTCATTGCCATTATCCGCCTTCTACAGGAAATCATGCCAGAAAGCTCCGTAGTGGCTCTAATGGGTAATCATGAGCATATGTTCATTTCTTATCTACGAAGCGAACGTCGTAGCCGTGTTTATCAGGAAACCTTAGATTCATTTCCGACTAACAATATTCCTGTAGATGTCGAAGAATGGCTTGTTGACCTTCCAAGATCAGCAGAAGACGATCTACATTTTTATGTTCATGGTGGAGTTAATCCTGCATATCCTTTTGATAAGCAGGACGAATATGATATGATTTGGATGCGTGAGCCTTTCTTAAGTTCTACAAAAGACTTTGGTAAGCACGTTTTTCATGGTCATACACCTGTATGGAAGATTGATAGTCGAGAAAATCGAACAAATGTTGATACTGGTGCAGTCTTTGGAAACTTTTTGACAGCAGCCGAAATTAAGAATGATGTCAAAAAACCAGTGTCATTTTTTATGGTAAACGAATCAGGGGCCTATTGGGATACAAATGAGTAAAATTAAAGTAGAAATCGCCGAAGAAATTTTAGATAAGTTCTTCGGAATTTTTGATGATGAAGGCATTGACATATGGCCTGATGAAGTGATAGACAGTCACAAAGAACTTGTGACTGAACTTCTTAAGGAAGCTGTTCTTGACATTCTTAGGGAATATAACATAAAGAGTTGAAAATGATTTTTCAAATTGGTGATAAGGTTGTTTCAACCACAAAAGATGTTATTGTTGTAAAAAATTGCATTTATACTGTAAATGCAATCAAAACTACATCTAGTAATTTATCGAGTTATGGTGGAGAACAACAAGTTTATCTTCTTGAATGTGATGCATGGTTTGAAGCTAAACAATTCAAGCTTCATTCCAGAAATATGTATATCGTTGTCAAAAATTATACGTCTGTTATTTCAAGACATTATAATGATGAAGACGCTGTGAAATGGATTAAGACACAGAACGATCCTGTAAACATTTATACAATTTTCTTGGCAGTACGAGAATTCAAGGCTGTTCAAACCATTGAGTGGAAGGAAGTAGAAAATGTCACAGTTTAAGCTTAATTTTTATGGTATTCTTATTGCAAGTGTTCTGACAGCAGTTTCATATGTTGCAGGAATTTACTTCCAATGGATCGACAAGCTGAATTGGTTAGAAATCTTTTCAGTATGTACATCATACTGGTGTACATATCTTTGTGTATTTCAGTCAAGGTTCAATTATCCGATTGGAGCAGTATCAGTCATTGCTCTAGGCGCTCTATTCTATCAGCAAAGCCTATTCGGATCAGCAGCATTACAGGTTTACTTACTTCCTTGGCTGATCTATGGATGGTTTCGTTGGGGACCAGATGACGCAACACTTCCTATTTCTCCTATTATTTGGGGATTTTCAAGTCCGTCAGAATGGTTTTCAAGAATAAACATTTTCAATTTTTCTCAATTGAAGAATAATTGGAATTTACTTGTAGGTGACTATACTGTTCTTTTGGTAGTAGCATACAGCCTCATTTTCTTTACATCAAAGACAATCGATGGTAATGCTGTTGCTCTTGATAGCTTTCTATTCGCCGGATCAGTTGTAGCACAACTTATGCTTGATAATAAAAAGATGGCAAACTGGTGGATTTGGATTGCAGTCGATATCGTTTCAGTGTATGAATATTGGGGCCAAGGACTTAAGGTTCTGGCTATTCAGATGGCAATTTTCATTCTAAATGCTCTTTGGGGTCTATACGAATGGAATAAGTCAAAGAAGGTCGTAATCGATAATGTCAAACTTCCTCAACCTAAAATTGGTGGATTAATCTGATGAATGGTCTGATCCTGATGACAGCTATGCCCCCAACAAGGGGGCATGAATTTTTAATTGAGTATGCTGAAAATTTTATGAATTCTAGTTTTAATTCAAATCTTTATGTTATGGTGAATAGTCGTTCTCACGAGCCTATCATCGAAAATGATAAAGAAATTGCTTTTCGTAATCAATTTAAAAACAAAGATCGAATTCATTTTCATTTTTTTAATCAGGATATTGTACAAGAGCCGTCAGATCATCCTGATTTTTGGAATATTTGGCATGATATAATCTTCTCTAATGTACAGGCAAAAATTGATTTTGTTTTTGCATCAGAACTCTATGGACTTAAGCTGGCAGAAGTGCTAAGAGCTAAGTTTATTCCTGTTAATATTGGACGTGACATTCTACCTATCTCAGCTACACAAATTCGTAACGATCCGCTCAAGAATTTTGAATGGATCATGCCAGAATTTCAAAAGATGGTAAGGCAGACTGTTACAATCTTCGGTCCTGAGAGCGTAGGCAAGACTACCCTGTCCAAGGCTCTATCCAAGGAAATTAATGGTCATCTGGTTCCTGAATGGGCCAGAGAATACCTAGAGACTGTTGGCTCTGACATTACCGAAGATAAGATGAAAATTATCATTGATGGACAGAAATCATTACAACAGTCTGTTATTTCTTTTGAAAATAAGCCTTTTATCATTCAGGATACCGACCTGTTTTCCACATTAGGATTTTATAGGTTGTGGCGTGGTAATAATCCTAAATTGGTAGAAACATTGGCTATATATCTCGCTTCAGATTTGTATATTCTTCCAAATGATAAAATTCCTTTTACACCAGATCAGCTTCGATTTGGTGGCGACAAGAGGGAGAGTGATAATTCATTTTGGATTAATATTCTAGAAGAATATTCACTACCTTATTACGTGCTTCAGTCATGGAGTCCAGAAGCCCAATTGCAAGAAGCTGCAAAATATTGTCGAAACTTTTTTAATAAAAAAATTAATTGGAGATTTGAGCGATAATGCAAGACAGACTTGAAAATCTTAAAGCTGCAAGATGTTGGAAAGATGAACATTCTTATGGTAAATCATGTTCCAGTTGGATAGGTTTATCTAAATTTGATGTGGAATGGGCTGTTTTTGAGATAGAGACTTTACGAGAAAAATTAAAGGAAAAATACGCAAAAAATCCTCCTTTAATGCGTTGACAAAGGCTCTTTAAGAGGGTATACCTATTTACATGATGAACAACCGAGAGGTTTTGAAATGATCACCGACCGTTCCTTTGGAATTGAAATTGAATTCGTGTTTCCTGATAATCATTATGGCGATTATGATGATTTTGCTCAGCTTGTCTCTGGGCAAGGTATCGATTGCCGTAACAAGGGTTATTCTCACAATATTGTTAATTATTGGAAACTTGTTCCTGATGGTTCTGTGGCTGGTGGGGCCGAGATTGTTTCGCCCATTCTTCGTGGTGAAGAAGGTGTTGAGCAAGTCGTCAAGATGTGCAATATTCTGCGTAAGCTGAATTGCAAAGTCAATAACACCTGTGGTCTTCATGTCCATATCGGTGTCGAAAAGGAAGTTGAAGAAAATGATGTCAAATTCTTCAAGAATTTGCTTCGCATCTATACCTCTTTTGAGCATGTGATCGACAGCTTCATGCCTCCTTCTCGTCGTGCAAGTGCCAACAGCTATTGTGCTTCTCTGAAGGATATTAACCCTCAGTCTACCGAAGAATTCAAGACTGTTGCCGACGTTATGAGGGCTCGTTTTGGTCGTTATTATAAGATCAATATGGAAAGCCTGAATAACTACAAGACTGTTGAATTTCGTCAACATTCTGGTACTCTGGACGGCACCAAGATTGTTTCTTGGATTAATTTCTGCTTTAAGATCGTCGAAAAGGCAAAAACTGAAATTCCTGAAGTCTTCGCTCCTTCCATGATCGAAGAAACTGTTTTACAAAATCCTGTTATGCCTTATATTCGTCATCGTTATTCTGCTGAAAAATATATTGTTGATCTGCTTTTCAGCAGGGGTCAACAAGGTTTGACCACTGAAGAAGCCAAAAGAGCTTTTGAGGCTACTACTTCTCTTGGTGCAATCATCAGGAAGCATGATATTCCTGTTAAGGTTGTTCAGGAAGGTCACAAAAAGCGTTTCATTGTGTCTCCGGTCGAAAAGAAAGTGAAGAAGTTTCAGTATCGTACCGATCCCAATTTCTTCAATTTCGACAATCTGATCAAGTTCGTCGGATTGAATAATCTAGAAACTGCGTTCTTTCAGGAACGTATGGAAAGTCTTAACGCCTAATAGGAGTGGAATATATGCTTTATCTTGCTTATGGTAGCAATCTCAATGTCGAACAAATGAAGTGGCGTTGTCCAGATGCCACCCCTGTAAAGGGTTTGGCAATTGATAAATATAAACTGGTGTTTAAATATTTTGCAGATATTGAAAAGGATGATGATAGCATCCTTTATGCTGGTTTGTGGGATATTACGCCAAAGTGTGAAGAAAGCCTAGATCACTATGAAGGTGTAGATAATCAGCTTTATTTTAAGCGATATTTTCGCTATAAGGGTGATCCTGTTCTTTATTACAAGATGAATAATTATAAGATCGAAAAGCCAAGTCGATCTTATGTTCAGACTATTGCCAAGGGCTATAAAGATTTTAGTCTACCTGAAAGGTTCCTATATGAAAGTGTAGGAAAGGCAATTCAGTTTGAAGAAGAATTCAAATACTTTGAACCAGAGGAAGAAACCTTTAAATGAAAACTTTTAGATACATTGATAATGACGCTCGTCGAAATATTACAGATGGACGAGAGCTTGATCATGTTCCACAACAAGGGGAAATAATTTCCCCTTTTAATACCCCTAACGGACGAGTAATTTGGGAAGTTGTCTATGTCGAGGATATTGACTTAGACTATACATTCGTATATGTTCGTCACAAAGGCTTTCAAAAAGAATGAATAATCTTCTTCCTTCTAAGCCTAAAGAATCAAAAAATAAAAAGACGTGGTATCTAACCGACGATCAAGTACGTGAAATTAATAGACAGATAGAAGAAAATGAGTCCCTTAAGAAAGAAAAGACTTCTAATGCTGGCAACCAAGCCAGCAAATCATAAAAGATTTTATTCCGAGTATTGCATTTTAATGCAAGAAGGTTTAGTATATTGGACGTTAGGAACAGCCTTTCTTTCCATAGCTGGTGAGAAAGAACTAGAATCCCTTATTATGGAGAAGAACAATGTCCGACAAGCAGAAAAAGTCCAAGCCACCATATGAAGGGCTCAAGAACGTCTCTGAGAGCTTTACCATGACCCTTTTAGAGGGAACCGAGGCTACCTTCGCCATTTTCGACGGAAGCCAGTCAGTGGCCCTTATAACGGTCGTAGATAAGTCCCGCAAATATAAGATCACAATGATGGAGATTGAGTGATGGAAACCGGATTTACAGCCAAGGCTCGTTTTGTAGCATTCTCCCTTCATGAAGGCAAGATGTATGGACGTTTTCCATATTGCTTTCATCTTGCAGATGTGGTAAAAAACCTCGTCAAGTTTAATTACGACGACGAAGATATGATTGCTGCCGGTTATCTTCATGACGTGATCGAGGATTGTGGACAGTCCGAAGATGGTTTGTCTGACTTATTCAATCCAAAGGTTGCCAAACTCGTTGCGGCTGTATCAGGAAAGGGTGTAAACCGTAAGGAAAAGAAAGCCGACATGATTGCCAAGCTTCAGGCTTATCCAAAGGCAGTCCCTTTGAAGATGGCCGACCGTATGGCTAATATTCAAAATTGCAAAGAATTTAACCCTCGTATGTTGGATATGTATCGAAAAGAAATGTTTGACTATCAACAGCTTTTCAGCAATACTAATTACAACATGTGGATCGCAATGGAGAATTTACTATGAATAAATTTTTTAAAGCATTTTTTGAATGGGAAAATGTAAGACCAGCTTTAAACTGGATGGCTATACCCTTGCTTATATGGGTGGAACGATTAGTGGTGATAACCCTACATTCACTACATTTTGGTTCATTGGAGTGTCTGTGTTAGCTGTAGCCTGTTATTTGGATAAACTATGACATTATCAGTTACAGGGCTATCATTCGCAGGCGGATGTCTTTTTATGAATGCAAATCCTTGGATTTGCGGAATAGGATTTTTTATGTTTCTCGGAGCAGAACTTATAGCAGAACTTATAGCAGAACTTATAGCAGAACTTAATTAGAAAATTGATTATAACGCTTATGTTTACGATCAGACCATATGTAAACAAATCCATATTTTTCTTTTTTAATTTTAGACAAAATAATACTCCTGTAAATTTTGAATTATACAGGAGTATTTATTGTTTGTAAAGTAAATTTTATGTGGATTACAAACTTTTTATTAAGTAATCCACATAAAAAGTTTGTATTTTACATAAGATTTTGTATGATAGTACGGTTGTAGAATACGTTAGAATCCTGTAGGATAGCACCCTGACCGACTGTTAGACCCTGTGCGAATGGGTTAGCCACAATACCATAACGAGTCTTGAATCCAATCTTAGGCTGCATTGTGTTAGGATCAATTGCCTTCAATAGCTGCAATGGAATATAAGGACAGTAGAAGATACCAGCATCGAATGCAGATGTACCCTTATAACCTACTACAAGATAATCACCAGTTGCATATGGGTCAATATAAACCTTGTAACGACCGTTTAGAATACCGGCAAATGTATTACCAGTGTCGTCGATCTGTAGATCATTACCGTCTAGACGTGGTGTGAACTGTAGAACGCCAGCAGCTACTAGAGCAGATGCAACGTTAGAAGAACACAATACGATATTACCCTTACCACGACGAGTATTCTTTGCGATAGCGTTAGCTTCAAGGTCGATACGGAATAGAAGACCCTTAAACTTTTCAACTAACCAACGACCGTCTGAGTCTGCGTCAAGGTCGAACTGACCAACAGTTGTAGTACCAGACTGACAACCTACCTTAGCAGTAACAACGATTGTACGAATAACTTCACGATTAATTTCTGCAAGAATTTCTGTAGAAAGAATATTTGTCAATTCTGCTTCAGCGTCAAGACCGTGGATTGCCTTCAAGTCCTGTGCGATTTCGATTGAGTATTCTGCCTTCAAAGCACGTTCTTTAGCAGTAACAGTTGTCTTTTCAATGCTTAGAGCCATTTCAGGGAATACTGAGTTACCGTATCCAAGACCTTCAGCACCGGCTATTGTCATACCACCAGCAAAGTTATATGTGCTATTACCAGCGTTGTTAGAAATACCGGGAAGACCACCCAAGTTACCATTAGCACCACCGGGAACTGTGTTATTTGCATAACCACCAGAAATGGTAGAACCTGTACCGTTTGAAGTCATGTTAGCACCGGGCCAACTTGAGAATCCAGTATTAACTTCATTATAGAAGTTTTCATTACCTGTCATGTTGCCGTAACGGCTACGTAGAGCGAAAATCAATCCAGTTGGACCAGTCATAGGCTGGACACCGCAAAGATCATATGCTACAAGATTAGGTAGAGTACGTCTTACGAGAGAAATCAAAATAGGATCGAAAGTATCAATATTACCTGAACCAGATGTTGATGATGAAGTACCCATGTTGTTTGTTGGGAATTCTTCGGTCAATAGACCGTATTCAGCCTTAATTCGTTTTGCTTCAGCAAATACGCCATTGTCTAAGCTGTTCTGCAACACCTGAGCCATAACACCATCCTTAGTTGTATCAGGACGATTAACTAAAGGTGATTCTAGAACTGGCTTCCAGTTTTCGATTAATTGCTTTCTTGAAGTTACCATGTTTTTATTTCTCCTTGTTATTCTTTATTTTTATTTATAAAATATTAAAGTTTAGCGTTTTTAAGTACTTCGGCCATTCTGTTGATTCTTACATCTTCAGAATTTGTAGTCTTTGTTGGTGTTTCTGATACAAGAGATTCTGAAACAATATTTGAATCATTATTCTTTTCTCTGACAAAACCTTCCTTGACAATTGCTAATTTTTCTTTGAAGGATTCTTCAGTTTCGAATTCAATTGTTTCAGAAAGTTTCTTCAACTTATCCTTCTGAGGAAGGGTTAAGCCTTCAGAAAATGTATTAATAATTTCGTTCTTCTTAAATGTTTTAATCAACTTTTGTGTTTCGATATCTTCGTTAATTTTCTTGTTAAGAGTTGCGTTTAATTCTTCATTTTCCTTGACAAGCTTTTCAATTACGCTTACCTTTTCTTCAGGAACATCAATATAATTTTCTACGAATAGACCATGAAGTTTTTCTAGAAATTCTGAAACAAGTTCGTTACGAAGTGAAGATTCGATAGCTACTTCATTTTCCTTAACCCATTCTGATGCAACGTGAGTGACATATGTGTCAATCTGTTCGATCAAACTTTCTGTAAGTGAAGTAATTGTTTCGTCTAACTTTGTTTCATATGTTTCTTGAAGTTTAACAGCTTCTTCTGTAACACGAGAAATAACAGCAGTTTCGAAAAGTGTTGTCATCTTCTTCTTTGCATCTTCTGTTAATGTTGATTCTGCAAAGATGGCGTCCTGTTCGTTCTTTTGTAGCTTAGGAATAACTGATTCCATAGCTGCGGATGGATGCATCTGAATTGAGGCTGCATTCTTGGCTGCATTGTCACCAATGCCTGCACGAGCGGCTTCACCGCCTACTAATGCCTGTTGATCGTTGAAATACTTTGTAAGGGTCTGTGTGTCTACGTCTGCAAGACCACCTAGAATAGCTCTAATCATGTCTAGACGAGTCTTTGGATTACCATCACCTTCTGATCCGGGTGCAACATCTGCACTTCCATGTGCTTTAATTGTGCCTTGAGCGGGACTTTCATCTTCATCTAACTCAACTTCTTCAAGAACATATTCTTCACCAGCAATAAGTGCGTCGAAGTCTTCTGTTGTTAAAGTTTCGTTTTCATTGTTTTCCCATTCAATAGTAACAATATTGTCATCAACTGGTTTTACGATGCCAGTTTGATTATCATTCTTGTTTACAATAACTAAAGCTGTTTTCTTACTCATTATGTTCTCCTAAATGTTTTCTAATTTTATTTATTATTTAAACGTTTTTTCTTAATTCAGATAAGAAATTGTTGAAAATATTCACTTTTACTTCTTCAATTTGTTGCAAAGTCATCTTGTGAAGTTTTTTCTTTACGTTTGAAATATGTTCTGGAATCCATGCTCCATTACTTTCGTCATAGAAATACTCTACGTTTTCAAGAATACCTTTAACGAATGCTCCATGTGCTGAAGGATCGGATACAAGGTCGCCAGCAGTAATAAGCTTATAGCCGGGTTGAACTTCCATGATTCCGCCTTCTGCCAAGGCTTTTAAATTACCCATTCCTCTAGAAGATACACCTACTGATCCGCCAGATTCAATAAGACCCTTGACAAGATTACCATTAGCGTTATCCACCACAATAGCTTTACCGTACCAGTTAGAGCCTTCCTTCCACATATCGACTAATCTATGTGAGGTATTCTTTAAAGAAACGACTGGACCTTCTGGATGATCAATTTCACCCCATGCTGATCCGCCCTTGACTTTTTCATCAATATATTGCTTAACTGAATGATCATGATGTTCTGAACGATAAATTCTCTTGTTTTTATTAGGTGAGTCGAATTCAAGAAATTTACTTTCAAGATATAATTTTTTGTTAGCACCTTCACCTTCAAAAAGTGTCTTGACAGGATCATGATTTTGTAGTTCTATTAACAGTTTCATTTATTTAGCCTTTTTCTTTGAAGACTTTTTTTCTTGAGTATTTTCTTTTTCAAGATGTTGTAATTCATGTTCTAAATGTTCGATATCTTTAATGTATCTATTAAGTTTATCTTTGTTAGATTCTTTGACCACAGCAAATTTATTCTTTGCTATTTTGGTAGCTGCACGATTAATAAAATTAGAAATTGCTTTATTATTAGTCGGAGAATTGAAATCTGTGTCTACCCACTTGCCATCTTTGTCAAAGATTCTTCTAATAGTTTTCTTTTTGTGAGCATTACTATATCTGTCAGATAATGATACACTTTCAGAAGTCTGACTTCCTTCGACTCTCTTATCGTAATCAGCTACAGATTCGTCTTCATTACGGCCAAATCTATTTTGTTTACGAGCAAATTCTTTTACTTTTTTTGCAACGTCAAAGACACCATTATTTGGGTCAAGAAATTTGTCAGAAACAGAAGAAATTCTTTGTAATTTAACAAAATTTTGTTCTCCTTCTGGCTTAGGGGCCATCATAAAGAGTTGTTTTTCTTTTTTAGCTTCTACTATTTCTACAAAGCTCTTTGACATTATTGAATTCCAGTATTGTCTTTTGGATGAATTGTTGCATGAATTGCGTTAGACTTACTACCAGCACCAACTTTCATGCCATCAGCAGATTTCTTTTTCATAGGAATTCCTACTCGATTAATCTGGTCTGGATCGCTCTGGACGTTATTAGTTTTGCCACCGGCACCGACAGGTGAAGAAAGATTTCTTTCGAATAATTTCTGTCTTACTTCTTCTCTTTTTTCGGAGATAAGATCAAAACAAGCTTCTTTGACTAGAATATTAAATTCTTCAGAAATAATTAAAGGTTTCTTATCGAGAATAGCTTCAAAAAGTTTCTTATACTTATTTTCTTCTACTGTTGTAAATTCTACATCTTCTCTTAGACCTTTTCTTGATTCTAGAGCAGACTTCATTTCATCGTAATACTTTTCTTCCCAATGATTGGCAGCTTGCTTTCTTTGAGCAGGATCAAAAGCCTTATGCCAAGGTTGATTCTTATCACCATAAGCTGAATGATAAGCCTTAGCAGCATTGTCGGCATGATAGCTCCAAAGCTGACGAGCAGCATCTTTCTTATAATCTTTCTTTTCCATCTTCTTAACTAGATTATTAAGAATAGGTCTTTTTGATCTATCTTCCAAATCTCTATCATTATCAGCAAAAAGAATTAAATCTTTTACGTCGTGAGGGATTTGATTCCAATTTTCTTTTACAGTCATTTTTTTCTCCTAGTAAATTCTTATTTTTATTTATTATTTTTAAGTATTACGTATGCTTTGAAATTACTTGTGCTGCTTTTCTAAGGTCTTTTTCATCTTTAGGACTTTTCTTCTTGACATTAGTAAGAGCCTGTACAATGTGTTTAGCACCATCTACTTTATCTTCAGGATCG